CGGAACTGGTTCAAATAATTTAAAAGTTTTTGTAAACGGAAACGCGGCAAGTTTTAGTGTTAATAGCACTCTTGTTGGTACTGGCGGAAACAATCTGACCATAGGCGCTGATGCAAACGGAGACGAAACCAACCTAACTGGATACATTACCAACATCCGTTTTATTAACGGGACAGGGTATACCAGTTTAACGGTTCCAACTTCACCGTTAACCGCAATTACCAACACGCAACTGCTCACTAACTTTACCAACGCAGGCATCTACGACGCTACGTCCAAGAATGACCTTGAGACGGTGGGCAACGCGCAGATCAGCACGACGCAGAGCAAGTTCGGCGGGTCGTCAATGTATTTTGATGGGACGGGGGATTACCTTGTTCCCAACGTAGCGACTTCAAATTTATACGCTTTTGGTAGCGGAGATTGGACGGTTGAGATGTGGGTTTATTCCGCAACCAACCAGTCTGCAATGCTGTTGGATTGGCGACCAACCTCAACTTCTGGGGCATACATTACTTGGTATTTAGGGACTGGCGTTCCTGTTCTGTTTGTAGATGCTGCCGATAGAATTACAGGTGGATCAGCCATTCCAACAAATGAGTGGGTTCATCTTGCAATCTGTCGCGCTTCTGGCTCAACCAAGATGTTTGTTAATGGCACTCAATCTGGCAGCACTTACTCTGATAGCAACGTCTATTTGAATTCTGCTAACAGGCCGTTGATTGCTTCTAATGGATTTACGATTGGCGGTTCGCCATCTTACTTTACCGGCTACATTGACGACCTTCGCATCACCAAAGGCATCGCCCGTTACACCGCTGCATTCACCCCGCCGACTGCTGCGTTCCCGGTACTTTGAGGTAGACCATGACACTCTATAGTTTCAAAGGCCACTACCCGGTTGAAGTCATTGACAACAACAAGGGTTGGTATGAAGTGCCTGCCAAACCGGAAGCGCCGGAGGGTAAGGAAGTTGCTTGGCTGAACGGCGAATGGGTCGTGCGTGACCCCAAGCCCGAGGATCGCCCCGGCTACCAATGGAACTGGAACCACAGCGAGATGGCGTGGGTTGAGTGCGAGTATTCGGTGACCTTGGTGGTTGACTCCGGTTTAATTGAAATCCCTGTTATTGACGTTGCATCAGGGCCGTCTATGGCATCCATGCCGTTCATTATTAGCGATGGAGTGGTGGAATGACGACGTTGCAGGAGCTAGAAGTGACCGTAACCAGCCACGTTGATGTTTGTGCAGTACGGTACGAGGCCATCCACGCTCGCCTCAAGCGCCTTGAGCAACTAATGCTAAAGGTTGGCGGTGCCATCATCGTTATCTTGCTCGGCGCACTCGGCAGCATGGGATTGCTGCTGTTGGAGGCGTTGCAGAAGTGAACGACGTTACCGACATCCAGTTGTTGAAGGTGCAAATACAAGCCGAGTTGCAACGGCTTGAAGCGCAGTCGTCTGCCAAGGACGTAGCCGGTAAAGCCATTGGTAAGGACGGGCTGAAATACATCACGGCCATTGTGGTGATCGGCGTGCTGTCTAGCCTTGCGCTAGATTCGGACAAGATCGCTGCCGTGATGGGGCTGCTTGGTGCCTCGCTGACCGCTCTTATCTCTATGCTTGCCAGCATTGCAGGCACGGTGGAGAAGGAAGATAAACCCGAGTTTGAGGTAATTAAGGAACTGATCGCCAAACTAGACCGGCTGGATCGCAAAGAGCAGCCGATGCGGGTGGACGTTGAGGGCGATCATGTCACCGTTACCAAGGGCGACGACGTAGTGAGGGCTTCCAAATGATGACGATGGTTAGCACATTCCTGTCGTTCCTTGCAGGCGGTTTGCCCAAGATTCTGCAAATCTTCCAAGACCGCCAAGACAAGAAGCATGAGTTAGCCCTTGTCGCCGCGCAGAAGGAGCGCGAACTAGCCCTCGCAGAACGCGGGTTTATCGCGCAGGCACGGGTTGAGGAAATCAAACTGGAGCAAATCCAGACGCAGACGGCTGCCGAGGAACGTCAGGCGCTGTATAGCCACGACGTTGAGATTGGCAAAGGCGCATCCCAATGGATGATTAACCTGCGTGCGTCGGTGCGTCCGGTTGTGACCTACATCTTTGTGCTAGAACTGGTCGCCATCAACATTGCAGGCGTCTGGTATGCCTACAACACGGGTGTGCCGTTTGCCGCTGCAATGGCAGAAGTTTTTTCTGACGACGAGATGCTGATTTTGAGCAGCATCATTGCTTTCTGGTTTGGTACGCAGGCTTTCGGCAAAAAGTGAAGGTTAGCCCTGCCGCGATCCGCATGATTAAGCATCATGAGGGCGTAAGGATGCGCCCTTATCGGTGTCCGGCTCTGCTATGGACGGTCGGGGTCGGCCACGTTATAGACCCTTCACACGCAGCGGTGAAATATGAGGAACGGCGCACCTTACCAATACCCGAGGGCTGGGATCGCAGCCTCTCTATGGGAGAGGTGGACGCTATTCTTGCTCAAGACCTTGGCCGGTTTGAGCGCGGCGTGGCCCGACTTTGCCCTGCTGCTGTTAATCATCAAGGCCAGTTTGACGCCCTCGTTTCCTTTTCTTTTAACGTTGGGCTAGGCAATCTCCAACGCTCAACATTACGGATGAAACACAACCGTGGTGACTTTGAAGAAGCCGCCGCAGAGTTCATGAAATGGTCAAAAGCCGGTGGTAAGGTGTTGAAAGGGCTTGTAAATCGTAGGCTGGATGAGCAAAGATTGTATTTGAGGGGTTGATATGCCAAAGAAAATCCCCGTTGTGCAGATGAACGAGGGGTCATGGTATCGGGTTAAGGGCTACACCTATACCGAGTGCTGCGACTGTGCGCTAACGCACAAAGAAGAATACAGACTTGTTGACGGACATTTAGAATGGAGAGCCGAGTTAGCCCCAGAAGTTACCGCTAAACGCCGAGAGGAACTTGGCATAACGGTTAAAAGGAAGGCTAAACGTGACCGTAAAGAAGGCGACTGACGAACAGATACTGCAAGCCTTACAAGAGTCAAACGGCGCTAGAACAATAGCGGCGCAAAAACTTGGGATCAACGTCAGAACTCTAATGAATCGCATACAAGATATGCGAGGCAAGGGCATTTCCATCCCCGGGCTTACCGCCCAGACCATCGCGCCGCGTGATCAATTTGAGTTTACCCCGCTACCTAACGACGACGTTCCCATTGAGGAATTGATAGAACAGCGCAAACGCAAGTTTCTGCACAAGCGCGAACACGAAGAAGCCTCCAAGCTCATCCCTATCAAAATCAAGATTGCAGGCCCGATTGGGTTGCTGCACTTCGGTGACCCGCACGTTGACGACGATGGCTGCGACATAGAGGCCATTGAGCGCCACACCGCTCTCGTAAACGCCACAGAGGGGCTGTTTGCCTGCTCGGTGGGGGATACCACGAACAACTGGGTCGGACGTTTAGCAAGGCTTTACGGCGAGCAAGCGACCTCTGCCGCACAAGCGTGGCGGTTGGCCGAGTGGTTTGTAAATCGCTGCCGATGGCTTTACATGATTGCCGGAAACCATGACTTGTGGTCAGGCGCGGGTGACCCGCTTAAATGGATCGCTAAATACAACAACTCGCTGTACCGAGGGTCAGAAGCTCGCATTGCGTTGCGGTTTCCTAACGGGTCAGAAGTGCGAATAAACGCTCGGCATGATCACAGCGGGTCAAGCGTGTGGAACCCTGCCCACGGCCCCATGAAAGCCGCCATTATGGGGACGCGGGATCACCTTTACATTTCGGGCCACAAGCACCACAGCGCCTACAGCGTCCTTAAAGATGCAATATCTGGCATAACGATGCACACGGCTCGCGTGGCGTCGTACAAGATTTATGACCGATATGCCAAGGAGCGTGGATTTGCAGACAACACGCTTTCACCTTGTGCGCTGACGACTATCAATCCTGATTTGCCTAATGACCATCCAGATCTCATAAAAATCTGGTGGCAGCCAGAGGAAGGCGCGGAATACCTGACATGGCTACGCAACCGAGCTGGGTAATCCCTAACGGCTGTCAGGACTGCGTGTTTTTCTGCCCTGCTAACGGCCAAGGATACTA